TCATCGTCACCGCTTTATTCGGATTACTGCTGTTGGATGCACACGATCTTAAAGATCAAAGGCGAACAAGTCGGTGACAACTGGCGCGAATGGATTAGCAAAAACCCTGACATCGACATAATGCCGGTACTGGACGAGACTGATACAAACCCTACGGACGCGGCACCTACCGCCGCCAACTAGCAGAGGTTTTGGTCGCGGTCGGTTGGTGGCCTAGTGACATACAGTTTGACTCACGGGACTTGGCAACAGTCGTTAAAGTTCTAAACGAGGCAAGCAAAAAGAGGTGACAACGTGGCGGAAGTATCAACCAAAATTGAGGTAGTTGGACTCAAGGACGCTTTGAAAACCCTCAACAAAATTGACAAATCTTTGCGCCGCGAAATAACAAAAGATTACAAGAAGATCGTTCAGCCTGTTATTGACGACGCCAACAAACTTGTTCCTAGCGCCGTCCCGCTGTCTGGCATGGCGCGCAACTGGCAAACACGATCAGGGTTTCAAATGTTGCCGTGGATACCTGGCATGAAGCAAAAGATTGCAGCCAAGATCAATACTCGAGCAATCAAGGAATACAACGGAAACACCACGAATGTGGGCACGTTCAGCATTCAATGGAAGGGTGCAACTGGCACGATGTTTGACACGTCAATGGCTGGGTCATTGGGTCGCGCGCTAACTGCACGCTATGGCAGTCGTTCGCGAGTAATGTGGAAAGCGTACGAGCAACGCCAAACTGATGTCATGTCCGAGATGGAGCAACTGGTCAAGCGCGTCATGGATGAAGCGAACAGAGAGACTAAGTAATGGCAATTAATATCCCGATCATTTCAGAGTTTGATGGCAAAGGGATCAAGAAGGCTATTGCTCAATTTAAGCAACTGGAAACCACGGGAGAAAAAGCCCAGTTCGCTATTAAGAAAGCGGCGGTGCCGGCAGCTGCGGCGCTTGGCGGTCTGGCATTGGCCATTGGTGATGCCACCAAAGCAGCGATGGAAGATCAGCAGGAGCAAGCCAAGTTAGCGCTGACTTTGCAGAACGTCACGGGCGCAAGTGCTAAACAAACTAAAGCGATTGAAGAACAGATCAGCGCAATGAGTCGAGCCTCTGGGATTGCTGACACCGATTACCGCAAGAGCCTTGAAGCGCTAGTTCGAGGCACCAAAGACGTTGACATCGCCATGAAAGACATGAACCTTGTCATGGACATCAGCACAGCGCTCCAGATGGACAGTTCTACCGTGGCCGACGCACTCGCTAAGGCGTACCAAGGCAACTTTAAGGCGCTTCGATCATTGAGCCCAGAAATGGCAACCATGATTAAAGAAGGCGCAAGCCTCAACGAAATTATGGACGTGCTTGGCGGAACCTTTGGCGGAGCAGTATCTAAAAACGCTCAAACCGCTGCAGGCAAAATGGCAATCTTTAAGAACAGCATTGCCGAAACCAAAGAGTCAATCGGCGCCGCATTTTTGCCGGTGCTTGAAGCAGTCTTGCCAAAAATGAACGCATTTGCTCAATGGGCACAAGACAACCCACAAGTGTTTACGCGCATTGCTTTGGCGATTGGCTCAGTAGCGGCAGCAACCGTCGCGCTAAACTTGGCAATGAAAACCAACCCACTAGTTCTTGCAGCAGCTGCAGTCGTTGCGATGGCCGTTGGATTTAACAAATTGGCTGACTCCATTGGTCGTGTCAACAGCGCGGCAAGATACTTTATTGAAAAGATCATGGTTGCGATTAACCCTGCGGTCGGTCTAATGGCCAACATTCTTAGGCCGTTTAACAGCCTGCTTGGCATTGGCAACGACAGCCCAGTTGCAACACCCACACGTAACTTGCAACAAATTGAGGCAAGCCAAAGAGCTGTAAGCACGTCAATTCCAACGATGCCGACTATCCCATCTATTGCTTTGCCAGCAGGATCTAGCGGCGGTGGCGCTGTTGGTGGAACGTCCAGACCTGCACCGATCAGCAGAGAAATGCAAAAAATTGCCAACATGGAAACGATTAACGCGCCACTCTCAACGCTTAATCCTGGTGCACAGTTTGGCATCCAAGAGCGCATGGCAAACGTGACCGTCAACGTCACAGGCGGAATTGCTACTAGCGCCGAAATTGGTGAGTCGGTCGTTAACGCTTTGCGCGCCTATTCGCGTAGCGCTGGGCCGTTGCAGTTACAGGTGGCGTAATGCCAGGAGTATCGATTGTTGACTCGGGCAACTATGACCTGCAAATTGCTACGGGGTTTCAGGTTGACGCGTTTGTCCTAGACGACACGCTTAAGGGCGTACTAGATAACACAGAATATGTGCTAGACGGTACGACCGAGTTTGCCGATGTTATGGACTCGACTGTCAGCATCAACGTGCGGCGCGGTCGCCGTGACGTGGGCGATCAGTTCAGCGCAGGAACAATGACATTCACTATTCAAGACGTGGACGGCATTTTCAACCCGTTTGACCAAAACAGCCCGTACTACGACACTCCGCAATCCAAGCCAGGGCTTGCCCCATTGCGCGAAGTGCGACTAATTCGTTACAGCTCTACCGATGTGCCCGAGTCCTTGTTTAGCGGATATGTCGTCAACTACGACTACAACTTTGCGCTCGGCGGTCTAGACACCGTGACCGTGTATTGCGCTGACCAGTTCTACCTACTTGCACAAACATTCCTAGACGAACTAAACGTAACCGCCGAAACATCAGGCGAACGCATAGAAACAGTCCTAGATCTACCAGAAGTTGACTTCCCAGCAGGCGCTCGAAGCATCGCCACAGGCACCGTGAACCTCGGCCACGACAGCGCTTACACCGTGCCGTCAGGAACTAACGTGCTGCAATACATAAGCCAAATAAACCAGACCGCGGAGTTTGGCAGATTGTTCATGTCACGCGCGGGGGTCTTGACGTTCCAGTCGCGTGTGGGCAATACGTTAAGCGCGCCAGTAGCCGATTTTCATGATGATGGCACGGGATACAAGTTTGATGGTGTGGGCATTAGTTTTGAAGCTGACTCTGTAATTAACAGATCGGTGCTCACAGCTCTTGATGGCAAAACCGCAACTGCAACCGATGCAGGTTCTATTGCTACATATTTTATTCAGACTTCAAGCATCACCAACAGCCTGCTACATGTGCAGGGAGAGATTGACACCGCAGCGTCCTATCTGCTTAACCCAGAGCCAGAAGCGCGTTACACGTCCGTGGCAACCAAATATCTGATGCTGACCACAGCCCAAAAAGACACGCTCTCGACCCTAGACATTGGTGACACGATCAGCGTAGAAAAGACGTTTGCTAGCGGTACTGGCACAACCCAATTGGCTCAAGAGCTGTCAGTTGAGGGCATCGAGCATCGGCTGGATTTCAGCACAGGCCATAGCGTGCTTTACAGCACCGCGCCGACCACAATCGTATTTGAACTGATATTGGATGACGCCGTGTATGGCACACTCGACGCAGCAAATGTCTTAGGATAAGGAGCACTTATGGCCACACCAACAACACTTCCAGCCGCGTTTGTTGCCGGGCAGGTTTTGACCGCTGCACAGCAAAATGCTCTGCGCGGCGCTTTTCGCGTTTTGCAAGTTGTGTCTGCAACAACCGCAACCGAAGTTTCTAGTTCCGTAACTTCTTATGTTGATACGGGTTTGACAGCGACTATTACTCCCTCATCTGCGACAAGCAAGATTCTTGTTTTTGCAAGTCACCTAGAAAACTACAAAACATCAGGAAGCACAAACAATGCGCTCAATCTCAAATTGTTACGCGATGCAACAACGCTTGTTACAACAGACAGCATCGGTTCAACTAATTCAGCACAAAACCTTGTTTTTTCTACACAGATCATGTGGTTTGACAGTCCATCAAGCACTTCAGCCGTGGTGTATAAAACCCAATTTGCCAACGCAACCGCAAGCGCTTCAGTAAAAGTTCAAGCGTTCAGCGTTCCGTCCTCAATTATTTTGATGGAGATTTCAGCATGATTGACTATGACCTAATTTTGTCTACAAACTATGCAACTTCGTTGTGGGTGCT